TGATGTAGGATTAAGGGAATTTGTTAAAAAGATTACAAGGTATAACGCTTTAGAAACATATTTATCTACATTCGTAGATGGTATAAAAACACACACTCGTGCTAACGGATTTTTATATCCTAAATTTAATCAATGTGTTACTGCTACGGGTAGGTTGTCAAGTAAAGACCCAAACTTTCAAAATCAACCTAGAGCAAATACTTTTCCTATTCGTAAAGTTATAATTTCCAGATTTGAAAATGGTAAAGTAGCGGAAATAGATTTTGCACAATTGGAATTTAGAACAGCAGTATTTTTATCGCAGGACAAACAAGGTATGAAAGACATTAAAAACGGTGTAGACGTACACCAATACACTGCTGATGTTATAGGAGTATCAAGGCAGGATGCCAAGGGGCATACATTTAAACCACTGTACGGTGGCATGTCTGGAACAGAAGATGAAAAAAGATACTACGAGGCATTTAAAGATAAGTATAAAGGCATAACTGCTTGGCACGAAAAGTTACAGGATGAAGCCATAACCTACAAAGCAGTTAAGTTGCCATCCGGAAGAGAGTATGCATTTCCCTATGCGGAAAGAACTCCTTGGGGTGGCTCAAGTTATTCTACACAGATAAAAAATTATCCTGTGCAGGGTTTTGCTACTGCGGACATCGTCCCGTTAGCATGTATTAATATACAAAAATTGTTTGAAGAAAATAATTTAAAAAGTATATTAATAAATACAGTGCATGATTCCATTGTTACGGATGTGCACCCGGATGAAGAGGAAATTGTCGCTAAACTAATGAAACAAGGTTCAGCAAAGGTAATTGATTCATTAAAAGAAATATATGATATAGATTTTAATATTCCTCTTGATACTGAAATAAAAATGGGAAAAAACTGGTTGGATATGCAAGTGATTACTTGACATATCTTGTATTTATGGTACACAGTAAGAATATAACCTCAATAAGGAGAAAAATATATGACGAAAAATGAATTAGCAAATTTTGGTTCTTTATCGAAAGAACAAATAATGCGTTTAACGGGTCAGGAAGATGATGCCGGTGGAACTATGTCAGTTCTTTTACCTCGTTTAGCAATAAACAGGGCGGGAGAAGATGATGACGGAAATAAGTTAGAAGTAGGTACTTATAAAATTTATGACCCCGTTTCAGAAAAATTAGTATATAGTAAGAAAACTAATGGGCCAGTAAAACTACGTCCTTTTATTCGTTCTTACCAATATATGGAATACAATCCAGATGAAAATAATTATTCTAATAAATCTATTATTTTTAAATCTTGGAAAGATGAAGCTATTGATATAAATGGTGGAACAAAATGTGGTAAAGTACCTTTCAAAGAGATAGAAACTTTATCAAGAGAAGACCAAGCTAAACAGCGTAACACAAAATGTTATACACTTATTTATGGTCTTCTTAATATGGATGCTGTTACAGGTGATGGAACATCTGCT